CGACCAGCCCAAGAATTTGGTGACTTCATAGAATATACAGGGTCAGTTATGTTTGTTGACCCTTCTGGAAAAGGTAAAGATCAGACCGCTATAAGCTGCGTTAAGATGCTTAATGGTAATTTATACGTCACAGAGTGTTTAGGGCTGTCTGGAGGCTACTCAGATGCCGTTCTGGAAAAGATTAGTAAGATTGCCAGAGAGAATAAAATTAATTCCATACTTGTTGAACAAAACTTTGGTGGTGGTATGTTCGCTGAACTACTAAAACCCTTTCTAATGAGGTTTCACCCATGCCAAGTTGAAGACGTTAGAAACAATAAGACCAAAGAACTACGCATAATCGACACATTAGAACCTGTAATGAACTCTCACAGGCTCATAATTGACCGCAAAGTGATAGAAAAAGACTTCCGTTCTAACC